TGTCGGTAATGAATGTATTGACAAAGTATTTTTTTGCACCTTGAACGGTGTCGATGAATGTATCTACTGCGAACATGTTTATCTCCTAAGACGATTAATAGAACAGGCCTCACTATTGAGCACCTGTCCTATTATATAGTAAAAAATGTGCGGTTGCAACATATTTTTTACTAGAATACCCGGTCTATTTCATATCGTGAGATTATATTCGGCAATTGTTTTGCGTACAGTACAATGCCCTAGATTAACTTCGGCACATATTTCTTTGACTGTTTTGTTTTGTTTCAACAACTCAATCACCATTTTCTTTTTGTCTGCGTTGCCGTAATATTTCTCTGTATTGTGTCGTATTGTAATCCATTGTAGGTTTGACAATTTGTTATTTGTTTTGACACCATCAATATGGTCAACAATACAATTCTCTGGTTGTTCGGGTCCAAAGTATTGCATCACAAGTCTGTGTACCGCATGAGCCTTAGATTTATGTCCGTTAACCAAATTCACATACAAATAGCCAGAACTATTCGTAGCACCTTTCAGTATTCTTCCAGTTTTTAGATTCTTAACTTGGCCATCTACATTTACTGCATATAGTGGCCAAGTCTCAATACATTTCCATTCCATAAACACTCCATTTTATGTTGTTTGACAACATATTTATAGGAATTAAGATTTACGAAATGTTGTCTTCATACTGCATCTTGGCAAGAATGTAATCTTTCACCAATGATGAGCGAACGATATCATCGGCAGTAAATTCAATTCTTGTAAATGCCTTCATATGCATGGCAATATCAAAGAATTTTAGAATACCTGATACATCATTCTTTTTCTTGTTCAAGTCAGTTTGACGGTAATCACCACACCAAATAATCTTTGAACGATAACCAACACGGGTCATTACTGTATCAATTTCTTCAAAGGTCATATTTTGCATTTCATCAACGATAATGATAGCATCATCGAATGACATACCACGAATGAATGATGTACTAATGAATTCAATATGATGTTGTTCTTCTAATCTATCCCATGCATCACGGCGACCAAATAGTGTTTCACAAATTTGGCGATATGGTTGTTGATAGATTTCCATCTTTTCATTTACATCACCGGGCAGGTGACCAATCTCACGGCTTTGCACCGCTGAACGAACTACAATGATTTTGTTAAATGGATTTGTTTTGTCAAGCACTTCTTCAATTGCTTTGTATAATGCACAAAATGTTTTACCTGTGCCTGCAACACCGTGTAGTGCTACAAAATAATCACCTCGTTTATATGCATCAAAGAATAGTTTTTGATTGTCGGTTAATGGTTCGAATGTTCTTAGGTCATCTATTTTTATTTTCAGTCCATTGCTTGTCTTAGGCATATGGGCTTCTTTTGCGGTATCAATGATGGTGTTTGCTGTAGGTTTACGAGCCATGGTTTTCCTTTTTACAGGTAGTGAGGTGTTTTCTTTGTGGTGTTTCATAGTTTGTTTAGAACATGAGCTTTGTGAATTTTACAACTTACCCACGAATTGTAATATTCTTCTTTTAACAAAGCATCTCGTGTGAAAATCTCCTTTGTTTCTCTATATGAACATTCTGACCTACTTTTGCATAGGTACAGGATTTTTCTAGTAAAGTTTTCCTCCCCTAGTTTTTTAACATCAGCCTTTAATTCTTCGGACGATGACCAATAGTTCGACCATCCAGAGGATAGTCGAACCTTTTTCTTTTTGCCTTTGATTTGTTTTGTGCCGGCTCGTGTGAAGAATTTCTTCCCCACATACTTGCGGCCATTTGTGTTGTTGGTGATTTCGTAAACATATCCGAAATTATCACCAATCATATCTTCTGTGAATTCTTTATTTTCGTATAACCACATTAATCTTCGTCATCCTGTAATTCATCACCCTCTAGGAGTATATATGAACTACAGAACGGACAATAGATTGGGTCATCATCACAGGCTTCTTCGTTATATTTGATTGTAAATTCGGAATTACAATCATCACACACATGATGCAAATTAGACATTAGTTACACCATGATTGTTTGGCCTCACCGTAATACTCTCTAGCGTAGCCGTTTTGAATAAGCATTTGGCGTAGTGATTTGCCATCTAAAAGGACATCTCCCAAGACACGCCCACCATATTTGTCCCAGTCCATGAGAACAACTTGTCGTTTAACCGAAGAATTAATTTGAGCTTTTGTGAAGGCGGTTGCGGCTTGTCCTCTAGCATTTTCAGATTCGCATTGAGCTCTGAATCCTTTTTCTGGCGTATCAACTCCGAAAACTCGTATTGACAACTCCTTTTTAAGGGGGTCAGGCAAGAAGTTGGCCTGAAAGGCTACGGTATCACCATCAATGACACGGGTAAGAACCGCATCATATGTGACACCCTCCTTTTGTTTACCTTGAGCCATTGCATAAGCGGATAAACCACCAATCAAAAGGCCAACGATAAAGTATGTTGTTAATTTTAATGTTTTATTCATTTTTATCTTTCTTCTATACTGCAAATGATGAACCACAACCACACTTATTGGTTGCGTTAGGATTTTCAATAACAAAATTTGAACCCATCAATTCGGTTTTGTATTTGATTGTTGCACCTTGTAAATATTGCATACTCATTGCATCAACCAATACTTGTAGTCTGTCGTTGATTGGAAATTCAAAGTCATCATCATTCTTTTCCCAATCCCATGTAAAACCATAAGTAAAACCGGAACAACCACCACCCTGTACATAAACTCTTAAGCCCTTGATGTTTGGGTCATTCTCATCTATGTATAAGTCTGTAATCTTTTCTTTTGCGGTTTCGTCTAGTATTATCATTTCTCATACATTACTGTGTTAGTTTCACCTAAGGCCCATTTTGAATCTGTTTCAACAGACCATTTCTTTGTTGCCACTTTAAAATCTGGCATCTTCAATTCTTTTGGATTACTACTTGGTTCCAATATGATTAAACGATTGTTTGGCTGAGCAGCAAACTGACCATTATCACACATAATGAAATTATAAGACTTGTGGTCTTCGATATCCTCAGAAAACCCTGTATCAAGTATGTTAAAATCAGGATGAGCAGAATCAACTGTAAACATATAAACACCATACTGCCAATCTCCATTTTTCAACTTAAATTTGCATTTCATTGATTGCAACTGTGATTTCTTTAATACAGTTATATCATACGATAAACAGTCCCACAATTGCAGGTAGTCTAATGGCAGTGGTTCACCTTCAATAGGTTTCCAACAAAATGCATGTAGTGGTAGTTTATCATACAATGCGCCATATTCATTCAAGTACGCTTCAATACGAAATGCTTGGCCTCTCAATGATTTGATACTTATCCACCAACAAGGCACAAGTTCTCCATGACCTTTTTCAAAGTCATAGAGAAATTCTTTACGAACAAAACACTTTACAGGTGGTAGATTCGCAACAATATGCGCCATTAAGCAGCCTTAGCCCACACATCATGCCAATCACCACTCAAGGCACCCTTAGCATAATCAGTCACACGATTCTCAAAGAAGTTACCATGAATAGGTGCGTTAATCATTTCTTCAACCCATGGTAGTGGATTCTTCTTAACTTTGAAGATACCTTTTAGACCAAGGCTAATCAATCTTCGGTCAGCAATGTATCTGATATATTTCTTAACTTCTTCACTGGTCAAACCTTCCATTGCACCCATCTCAAATGCTAGGTCAATGAACTTGTCTTCTAGTTCAACCATTCTCTCTGCGATTGTATATATGCGACCTTTAAGGTCATCGTTCCAAATTTCTTTGTTTTCTTCGATGTATGTACGGAATAACTTAATCATATTCTCAGCGTGCATTGTCTCATCAACGATAGACCAAGTAACAATCTGACCCATGCCTTTCATTTTGCCTGTGCGTGGGAAATTCAACAACATAATGAAAGAACTAAACAACTGCATACCTTCTGTAAATGCTGAGAACACAGCAATGTGTGTAGCGGTGTTTTCTTTGGTTGTATTCTGAGCAGATAGATTCAAAACATAATCGTGTTTGTCTTTCATTGCCTGATACTCTAAGAATTGATTATACATGGTCTCAGGCAAACCAAGTGTTTCAATCAAATGTGAATATGCAGCAATGTGTAGTGCTTCACGAGCAGCAAAGCCCATTAACATCATACGAACTTCAGGTTGTGGGAAATACGGCAGATAGTTGTTTACATAACCGCCGGCAACGTCAATATCGCCTTGTGTGAAGAAACGGAAGATATGCGTTAGAAATTGTTTTTCTTCTTTGCTTAATTTATTCTTCCAATCTTTAACATCTTCAATCATTGGCACTTCGGTGTGAAGCCAATGTGCTTGTTCATGTTTCAACCATGCATCATATGCCCATGGATAGTTGAATGGTTTAAAACTTGTTCGGTCTTCTGTTATATTACTTTTTCTTTTGCTCATTTATTTTTCCATTAATTTGTTTACAAACTCTAATAGTAACCCGTGATGACGGCCATTATGATAATGATTTTTCATCCAACTATGATATTTGTACCAGTTTGGCTCACTCTCAGGATGACACCCAATTAAGCCAATTTTGTTTTGTATTATCGCCATCGCATCACCATTTGGATATGTTGCGATTGTATCATAATCTCCATCAAAAGCACAACCATCAAAGAAAAACATTTTTTCTTCTTTGCCTTCCCATATTACAGGCATTGCTTTTGCGTGGGGTCTTTTTGTGTCTGTGTTTGGTCTTTTTATGTATTGTTCTACTTTTACATCATCTAACAGTTTGAAGTATTCATCTCCTGCCCAATATGCACCCATGCATATACCCAAATATCTTCCACCATTATGGACATAATTTCTAACAAGTTTAAGATTAGACTTGCTTAGATAATGCCAACTATCGGCATCACCTATACCACCTGGAAATGCTACACAATCAACATCATCAAAAAAATCATCCTCAACTAAATTTTTACTGAATATTTTAAATTTATAATGAGGATGAAGTGCGTTGATTAATCCATTGCCCGATTCAATAGAGCATTTAGGTTGGTGTAGAAATAAAGCAATTGTCTTATTCTGCATTTGCCCAAGCCTGTAATTCATTTACAGTTTTGGAACCAACTAATCGTTTTACTTCAATGTTTTCATCCAACATGACCAATGTTGGTACACCACGGATGCCATACTCAACTGCCATTTCGCTGTTGGTATCAATATCAATAACTTCAATTGGAAGTTTGATATCTGCTATCTCTATATTTTTGGCCAATGCCTTGCATGGGCCACACCATGTAGCGGTGAATCTCAGAATTCTCTTGTTCATATTTTATCCTTCACATGCTAAACATACATCATCACTTGATGCCATTTGTTTCAAATCAATTTCATCAATAACTTGGCGTTCAATTTTCTTCGACACTTTATCTGCTTTTGCTAGTTTCTCTGAACGGCAGTAGTAAAGTGTTTTTAGTCCTGCTTTCCACGCCATAAAGTGTACAGCGTGTAGATACTTCACATTCACATCTGGTCTAAAGAACAGGTTAACGGATTGCGCTTGGTCAATGTAATTCTGTCTGTCAGCTGCGTGCTCCACAACCCATCTTTGGTCAATTTCCATAGACGTTTTGAATACATCTTTTGTCCAGTCATCCAAAAAGTCCAAGTGCTGAACCGATCCATCGTTTGCAATAATACTTGACCAGACCTCTTGGTAGTCCAGTGATTTATCTGCATCACATTTCTCCTTGATGATTTTATCTAAGTAACGATTCTTGTTTAAGAAAGCACCACTCAATGTATCTTGGCGATAAGCATTTGCACGATATGGTTCAATAGATGGTGAAGTGTTACCCATCAGAATAGAACTAGAAGCATTTGGTGCAATAGCCATTAGATGACTGAATCTTTGACCTGTACCTGCTGCATCTGGTGCTTCACCTCTCTCAGCACCGAGTTGTAGGTTGGCTTCGTTTAGGCCTTCTCTGATGGTTTTAAAAATTTGTTTATTGCGACCAACAGCCATTGGCGATTCCCAAGGAAGGTTGTTACGCTGTAAGTAAGCATGAAACCCAAGAGCGCCAATGCCGATGCTTCGCTCACGTTGAGCAGAATATTTTGCTCTGGCAATAGTATCTGGTGCATTATCAATAAAATGCTGCAACACATTATCAAGCATTTCTGCCACATCTTTAAGGAATAATTTATTGTCTTTCCAATCATCATAATACTCCAAATTTAAACTAGACAAACAACATACGGCTGTACGCTCTTTGTCAGTTGGTAAAATAATCTCTGAACACAAATTAGATTGACGAATCTTCAAACCAAGTTTTTTCTGAAACTCTGGCATATGACGATTGCTTGTATCAATAAAATGTAGATATGGTTCGCCAGTTTGCATACGCATTTCGAGAATACGCTGCCAAAGTTCTTTGGCTGAAACTGTGTCTCTAACATCACCGGTGTGTGGGTCTTTCAATTCCCATGTATCATCTGCTGATGGGTCAAGCATACACTTCTCAATCAAGTGCATGAAATCATCGGTGATATTAATACCATGATGCAGATTTAAGGTACGCATATTAGGGTCACCAGTTGGTTTTCTCATTTCCAAAAATATGAGAATATCTGGATGACTGATATCAAGATAAGCGGCATAAGAACCACGGCGAGTACGACCTTGACGATATGCGAGGCTTGATGCATCATAAGTCCGCAAATGAGGCATAACACCAACAGATTTGTCATCGGTACTACGAATTCCAATTCCAATTCCAACGCCGCCTCCTAACATTGATAACCAATTTACTTCCGATAATGTATTGACGAGACCTTCTGCACTATCATCGAGATAAGGTAAGAAACATGAAATAGGAAGGCCACGCTTAGAACGCCCAAAGCTAAGAATGGGAGTAGAATAAGAAAGCCAATGTTTACTAGAATACTCATATAATCGCTGCGAATGTTCCTGATTAGACCCGAACGCTTTTGATACATATGCAAATCTCTCCTGTGGTGATACTTCGTCCTCTTTCATGTATGATTCTTTGAGTCGCATTTTGCCTAACTCATCAAACAACTCATCACGAGAATAGTCGACCTTAATACCGTGAACGATATCTTCCATTAATTACTCCGATTTCTTATTATTATTCTGTAATAAACTCATTCGCCATGGGAAATACCTTGGCGATTACTTTTGCACATTCAAGTGCTATCTGTCTGTGTTCTTTTTGTGTTCCGTTGGCGGAACGGAGTTGTATATAGTGAATCCATGAACGCAAGGTTCCATTCATATACATTCTTGATACTGTTAGGCCTTCTGGTAGAACCGCACGAGCTTGTTCTTTTGCGATACCATTCTTGATAGCCCATTCATATTCTTGTTTGACTGCAAACAACACTCGCTTCTGTGCTCTTTCCCATTCAATAGCCAAAAGTTTTTGTTGTTCATCATTCATATCAAATTCAACAGAGTTTTGTCTGTTCTTGGTGTCCTGAAATCTAGCCTCACGCAAAACAAATGCATCATCCAATTCGGCAGTTGGGTCTGCATACCGTTGACTAAATTCTTGGAAAGAAAAAGAACGGTGTCTTAGAATTTGTCGTGCAATATCTCTTGTTGTTTCGATACCAAGGCACATAGAAACCATTTCAAGTGGAGACCAATGTTGGTGTTTAACCAAATAACGAATCAACTTATCTGCGGTTTCTTTGTTCTGTTGATTTGCAGGATTTGATACCCTAGCGCAAAAAGCCACCAACTCGGTGGTGTTCTCTGCAAAATAACTCTCAGGTTGTGAATAACTAATCAATTCTATCTTCATAATTTCTTCCAAAAAACATACTTGGTCTGTGCTTGTAGACCGCTGAATGTGTTACTACTTATAATATTCTCAATTTCGTCCGGTGATATGCCAGACATGACCATTTCATTGATATCTTTGGCCTCTATATCATCAGGCCAGATTACAACATCATAACCCAATTTGATTGCATCGGCCAATAGTTTGACAATCTCTTTGTTTCTAGGTTCGTTATCAAATATAAGAACCTTTTTTTCAGAATCAAATTGTTTTGCTGTCTGAATCAATGCACTATCACCACTGGCAATACAGTTGGTTAGAAACATTGAATCAATAGGGCCTTCAACAATCTTAATAAGTTTGTTAGTGTCTACTTTGTCCGTGCCATAAATTAATTTGTCTTGCGTATCTTTGGTTCGCAAGGTAACATATCGTAATTTATAGTCGGAGTTTTCTAGAGCACGACCAGAAATACCAATGAGCTCATTATACTTATCATAGAATGGAATTACAAGCCTTTTATCGGCAGTTAATTCTTTTTCATGGTTAGGCATAACTTCATCACAGAATTTTTTAAAGTTATCTGTGTACAGAAGTTTGTCATAGAATGATTTTGGTATTTGGCGTTTATCTGCATAGGTTAGACAAAAATGTCCACTCGGCAGTTTGCTGAGCCATTCGGCGTTTTCAAAGACTTTTTGTTTTTCGAGTTTGTCGAACCTTGGTGAAGGTATGTCGAAAGCTGGGTCTTTGAAATTGGAGAAACCGGATTCACCCGATTTATATCGTTCGAGCACATACTCTTTATGTAGAGCTGGGTCGACATGTTTGATGAGATTACCAAGATTTGTACCTACCCCACAGTTATGGCAGTTATAGAAAAGGTTTGTGCCCTTTTGAAACACATACCCACGAGCCTTACTCAGGTTCTTTTTACTGTCGCCGCAAATCGGACAGGAAAAGTTCCATAGGTAATCTTTCTTCTGCTTGAAGTTACGCAAGCGAGAAGAAATTAACCTGATATATTTGGATTCGATTGATATAGACATAGAAACATAATATAACACAACCTAAAGAGGTTGTCAACATCAACCGAAAAGTTTGCCTATCATCTCCAAATTAACATGTGAAAATATCCAGGCAAGGACAATAATACCACCTGCTGCCATCCACTTCCATTCTAAAATTTTCTTCAGCTCAGTATCTTCTTTTTTGTTGTGTTCTGCAATATCATTACGCAACGATTTGATTTCATCCATAATACGGCGCTCGGTCAATTCTATCTTATCAGATAGGTTTCTGTCAACCGTTGTGATGCGTGAGTGAAGTTCTTTGATATCTGCCACCGTATCTTGTTTTCGTTTGTCCATATCGTTATAAATTTGATTAACCATCTGGTCATGGTTATCCACCAGTTTATCAATGACTGCATCCATCTTATTGCAAAGTTGGGTGATGGTGGCGACCTGTGTTTTTAGGACGCCAACATCGACCTTCATATCAACAAAATCTTCGTTCTGTGAAGCCATTACTTTTTCACAGGAACTTCGTGACCTTCAAGTTTCTTGTGAACTTTCATGGTCTTACAATTTTGTTTTACTTTACCTTTTGCATCTTTAACAACTTTACCATCTTTATCTTTAACATCAATGCAAACTTGTTTAGTTTCCTTCTTCTCTGGTTCAGCTGCAATTACAGATTGTGAGAAAAGGCCTGCAACTAAACAAATAGACAAAAATAATTTTTTCATTTTGAATCCTTACAATAATGGTTGTGGTGGTTGAACTGGTGCGGCTTTGCCACCAAATCCTGTTGTTACTGATGGTGTGAATGATGTATCAACTTTTGGTTGAGAAATCATTTCTGTTGAACTGGTACTTAGGCTTGGTGTTGGAGAAGGCATTGGTAAACCAGTCTTTGGTGGTTCATTACTTGCTGCGCCTGCAACCTTCTCTTGTGTTCTACCCCATGCTGCAATACCTAGAACGGCACCCATTGCAAGGTGGAATAAACCTGCACCTTGTAGTGTCAATGGATTCCATTGTGTAACTGGTTGATGCATAACTGCTTGT